AGAGGTTGTTTTTCTACTGTCCAATCAAGTCCAGCAACCTTTTGGAATTGGTCTGGTGTTAATTCACGGTCAACCTTAGTACCTAGTCCATGCCAAGGAACATCCCCAACATAAGCCATTTGTGCTTCACCGTTTATCATTTCAAGTTCATGTGCCATTATATATTTCTCCTAGTTATTTTCACAGTTTGTATATTCATTATATACGTTATTAGAACAAAAGTCAAGATGTTTTTGAAACATTTTTGAATAATTCTTTAGCACTCAAAAAAGTTCCATCTTCAAGAGTAAGTGTAATGTCTGGTATTGAACCGAAACCGACAGTACGGTCTACGACTTTCTTACCACCAATAACTAACTCTCCAGCCCACATATTATCCATAAATTGTTTAAATTCTGGGGTTAATGTCATAACTTCTTTCCTTTTCTCATTGTTACTAATATAGTATACATGTTCTGAGAACAAAAGTCAAGGCATTTATTGAAGTTTTTTTGAATTAATCTGTGGCTATTCTACTGAAGTTCTTAACCTTCTCAAACTTGACAATACTTCTGAACTTATCAAATAACATGTCTTGTTTGTGTGAGATAACAAATACATTCTGGTCATGGAATGTATTAAGGATTTTAAGGAAGTCATCTGTACCTGTACCATCCAAAGAAGAATCAAAGATTTCATCTAAGATTAGTAGGTTAGTATTGGTAGAGTTCTTCATCTTTGCGATTGCACGCCATGTGAATAGTAGTGCAAGGTCGATACGCATCTTCTCACCTTCAGAGAATGATGCATAGGAAAATTCATCACGAAAGCGTGACTTGATTGTTTCATTGAAGTTCTCATCAATATTGAAATTGACAAAAAAGTCCATTGAAGAAAGGTATGTGTTTACCAACTTATTCATAATTGGTAGATACTGTTTGATAATCTTAGTCTTAATACCAGAGTCTTGTAGTAAGTTACGAGCAACATCAACATAGAATTTATCTTCAGTCAACTTAGACTTCTGTTCTTCTATAAGTTCTATCTGTCCTTTGAGTTTTGCAAGTTTATCTTTATCTTCTTCTGATATAGAACCACTCTCATATGTCTCAATGTCTTTTCTTAACTTATCATTAAACTTTTCCATCTCAGTAATGGTTGCACGAATCTTTGCAATCTCTACATCATGCTTACGAATCGATTCTAAGTTTGTTATAATAACATCTAGTTTTGACTTTTCGTTGTTTTCCAACTCTTCCAATTGTCGGATTCCATCTGTGATTTCTCCAACCTTTTCGGTTCTAGTTGTAATCTGCGTCTGCTTTGTTGTGTCCGTAATCGACTGCTCGCAAGTCGGGCATTCATCGTTGTCCTTGAAAAATTTGATTTGACGGTCATGGTTATCTTTCCTGTTTTGAAGTGCAGCTTCTGTTTTACTAAGTTTAGTAATCTTTTCTTCTAACCTTGCTTGTTCTTGAGCATCATAAGACAATTTAGTTTTGTCCTGTTCTAACCCAACAATGTCCTCTTTCCGACTATTAATTGTAAATTCATTATCAGATACTTTCTGCTGATTCTCAGCAATAATAACTGATTTGTTGTTAACTACTTGGTCAATAAACTTCTCTTGTAGAGTAATCTTCTCCCTAGTCAAATCAAAGTTGTATTCTACATTACGAGTTTCTTCATTTAATTCTTTAGTCTTATTCTTTAATAGGAAGTTCATTAAAGAAAAAATCTTAATATCTAGGATATCCTCGACAACCTCACGGCGTGCTTTAGTTGGTAATTGCATAAACGGTACGAATGTAGAAGAACCCAGAATAACAACTTGTGTGAAAGAACGATAGTTCAATCCCATGATTTGTTGCTCTAAGTGTTTCTGATAATCTCGAGCATTTGCATCTTGATTAATCATGTTACCATTAACCCATACTTCAAATATATTAGGTTTGATACCACGAACAACTTTTACTTCTTTAGTTCCAATACTGAATTCTACTTCAACAACAGATGCACCACTGTTTACTGAGTTGACTAATTGTTTCTTTGAGATATTACGGAATGGTTTATTAAACAATCCAAAACAAAGAGCATCAAGAACAGTACTCTTACCAGCACCATTCTCACCAATTATCAATGTAGTTGAACTTCTGTCCAACTGTATTTCAGTAAAATTATTCCCTGTCGAAAGAAAGTTCTTCCAACGCACGTTTTTAAATATTATCATTACAGTTCTAAGTCACTCGCTTCAAGATATAAAGATTTCATCATATTAGTTAGTCGGTTCTTATCTAGTGTCACATCCAATTCTGCAATGTAACGCTCTAGTAAAGTCATAGTATCCTCTGCATTTTCTACAATAGTGTCATCAACATTCTCTGCATCTAGTTCACTAAAGTCCTCTACAATCTTTACCTCGTGAGCACCAGACTCACCAAGTACTCTATCGATAAATCTATCAAATGCATAGAAGTCCTTCTTATTGACTACAATAATTTTAACAAACTTATTTTTTAGTTGACTTACATCAAACTGAGTATAGTCTGTCGTACTCTCATCATAGTAAACCTTTTGAAATATTTTGTATGGATTAACAATACGTTCTAGTTCTCTTGTAGATGTATCAAATACATGAAACCCTTTAGGGCAACCATCATCACTCCATGTCATTTGATAAGTGTTACCAAGATAATAAACTTGTCCATCATCAGACTTCTTATGGAAGTGTCCACTGAATACTGTATCAAACTTTCTTAGAAATTGTTTATCGTAACCACCTTCTGAAAAATGTCCAGCGTGCATTTCAAAACCATTGATTTCTAAGTGACCCATAGCAACTTGTGCTTTAGTATTCTGAATGTGTTCCATTGTATGTCCATAATTATCTGGACAAATCCAAGGAATAAAACATATTGGTGTACCATCAAACTCAACAGTAGTTGCTTCTGGATATACAAACATCTTAGGGTAACGTCCCTCTACAAGTTCACCAAGAGAGTTAACATCATTAGTGTTCTTATAAAACGTATCGTGATTACCCACCATCATATGGAGAGTAACACCCTTGTCTACAAATCTTTGAATAAATCTTTTACGGAAGTCTTGTGCTATCTTGTAGGATACAAACTTACGTCTGTCCATAACGTCACCCAAATGAATAACCGTATCAATACCATTCTCTTCGATATATGGAAAAAATACATTCTCCCAAAATTCGTAAAAGTAATCGTTAAATGCTAAGTTGTCATTGCGGGCACCGAAATGGGTATCAGTTATCAGTGCTATTTTCATCTATTATCTCATCACCTTGTTCATCATAAAATTTTTCAAGTCCCTTTGGTTCTTTCTTAGTTTTCTTTTTAGGTTTGTACACTGCTTCTGGTGGTAGGAAGTTCTTCTGTAGATACTCCACAAAAACACCTTGTTCACTGTCTCCATCCATAAGAATGTCCACGTTCATGTTTTCAATTATCTTATGTTTAACATGTTGTTGTTTCTTTTCTTTTTGAATTCTACGAATAAACGCATAATAGATTATCTGCGTAAAATAAGCAAAAGGGTTGTTTGATTTTTCTGGATTGAAGTTACTACAATACTGTAGACAGTTTTCAATACCATCAGATATCATCTCATCTCTATAAGTATAGTTTATAAAATTTGGACGATAGGATAGGTGGTTAGCAATCTTTAGGAAACACTCCCCAATGTAGTTGGTCACAGGTGGTTGTGGGTCACCTTGTGCTTCTGCATCTTTGCATCGCTCTTTCCATTCCGACATCGCCGCAAGGAACTCTTTATTATTTACATAATGAGCACCCGATTTCTTTTTAGCCATATATTTAACTCCACATTGTATGCATGTTTTTATGCAACTTATTAACCATTATACAGATTTACATAGAGATGTCAATAGCTTAATTAATTTAAATTTATTTAAAAAATCTATTGCTTTTCTATTGACAACTTGGTATATTAGCTATGTAGGGTATGAGAATGAATAGAACTAATGTATAGTCTTAGTAACTACTTCTCCATACTCCTCATCCCATTCCTCTTCTTCAATACCCATTAGTTCGGCATCTGTTGGTTCTCTTTCAACAATATCAATATCTGCATTCATCCTCATTACACAATGTTCATAAAACTTAGACAAGCCCGTAGAAGCGTTTGTGATAATCATTACTTTGCTTTTATCAATATTATAAGTATTATCCTCAGAGAAATGTATCCATCTCACTAAAGATACAGATTCGTCTATTCCAAATTTTGTTACCTTTGGTACAACTGATATTTGTAGGGGAGATTGTATCTCAAAAGTCCTTGGATGTTCGTCAGCCACTAGATTACAAATAATTTCTTCACCACTTAAAAGTTTTAGAATCTTGTATTCAGTCATTTGATTTTTATCCTATTGATTGTGTAATCGAATTGTTCTTCATTATAGATATTTATCCGTTCCATGAAGTGGTTCAGAGTAAAGTTTCTTTTACTCTTATAAGACAAGTCATCTGCTAAGTCGAAGAGGGTAGCGGTATCTTTACTTTCAGACCTACGCAGTCCACGACCAATCGATTGCAAGGCACGAACTCTGGACTTACTTGGACTTGCGAACACGATGTTATGGAGATTCCGAATATTGATACCAGTACTAAAAGTACCATAAGACGCAACAATGATTGCATTCTTTTCTTTCTCTGTAATTTCTCTAATTTGTTCACGAGTTTGTGTGTCCGTACCGCCAAAGACATAGAATACTTTTCTGTCTTTAGCAGAAGTATTAATCATATCATAGAGAACACTTCCATGTTTCTCTACATACTGAAACAATACTAAAGTATTAGTATTGAGGTTAAGAGTTAAATCCCTAATGAATTCATTTCTCTTTTGATGAGTGACAATAAAATCCATCTCATCTTGATAGTTCATATTCTTGACAAGTTTGCACTCTTCTTCTGAGTATGTCAATACCAATGCTTTGATATCGAATGCAGCAAGTGTCTTTTTGTCAATAAGTTCTTTTGTGGATACTACTCTATTTAGTGAACCGAATAGTCCTTCAAGAACTAATCTATGTGTCTGCATACCATCAAGTGTACCTGTCAAACCAAACCTGTACTTACATACATCTAGTTTAGTTAAAACATTTGTCAAGGACTTTGCTTTAAATAAATGGGCTTCGTCCCCAATAACACAACCAAATTGTGCAAAGTATTTCTTTGGAAATTTGTAGATAGATTGCCATGTAGATATAACAACTTTCTTAGATACATTCTTATCATGTCCACTGTATATCTTCTGTAGATATTTCTCATCCCATCCATAGTCAAGAAAGTCTGAGTACATCTGTTCTACTAGAGATGTTGTTGGAACAAGAATAAGTATCTTGTCGTTATCTTGTGGTTGTAAAAGTAACTCGTAGTATCTTACGAGAATATAGATGATAAGTGATTTACCAGATGCAGTAGGGCTAAGAAGTAAAGCACGATGTTTTCTGATTGCATAATCCACGGCATTAACTTGGTAGTCTCTTGGAGATATTGATTGATTCCTACTTTTAAGTTTAAGACTCGTAATGAATCCTTCCAAGACTTCTCTGCTGATTTGTTTCTCATCTTTAAGTTCCTCACTTATTTCATATGGTTCATCCCAATCCTCTAACCACTTTTCTAAATACG